GATCCTAATTCGATAATCGATTCCGTTATCGACAACATCGATCGAACGATCGAGCGGGTCGAACAGGCTGCACGAAACAACGAAGCCAGAGATCGTATTCTGCGCGCTCATCCGGATACAGTCGATCCAATTGATGTTCCCAGAGTAATAAGTCCAAGATCACTAAGTGGCGCACCGGAGCTCATTTCATTTCCTCCTGAAGCAGAGCCGCTGGTGCAGGAGTCGCGGGCAGGAGCGACGGACAATAACTTGAACAGTGAGCCGGTGCGAATTTTATCCCGGCGGATTGTGGACCGATCGCCGGCGTCCGTATTCGACACAAGCGCGCCAGCTGTTTCCAGTCGCAACACGCCCGAGCCACAGTCTTCCAGACCGCTAGGCATTTTTGGCGGCAAGCCAATGCCGAACTCTCCCGCACCGCCGCCGATCTGGAACTTGCCTGCAGGGGGCGGACCAAAGCCCGGAGCATTCAGGTTAGGCCTTCCTAGTACTCCGGTAGCTCTTCTCCCAGCCTCAACCCCAGAATTCATCGGCGGCCTTGCCGGCCGACTCGCAGCGCTGGCGGGCATCGATCCGAACAATCCGGACCAAACTGCGCCGCCAGCCGGTGGGCTGCTCGGCCTCTTGCTTCGCGGCCAGCGCCAAGCCTGAACCACCTTCGCCTTTTCCGATCCGCAAGCCCTTCATCGGCGTGAATTCGCGAGCCTGAGTGCAATTGCGCTCGGGGCGAAATCGATATTCCGCGCTTAATGCTTTGCATCGAGACGGACCCACATCCTTACTCTTTCAACCCGAGACCTTTATCCATGCCCAAGATGTCTAACGACGATCTCAAATCCATGCTCGCCTCCGAAAAGGCCAATGCGCTGGCGGCGATCTCGGCCGCGCGGCTGATGGAAGATCGCGCCGACGCGATGGATTACTATCTCGGCGATATGCGCAAGGACATGCCGGCGCAGGACGGCCGCTCGCGCGCGGTCTCGACCGATGTCGCGGATACCATCGAAGGCTTGATGCCCTCGCTGATGGATATCTTTGCGGGCTCCGACGAAGTCGTCCGCTTCGAGCCGGTCGGCCCGGAGGACGAAGCTGCGGCCCAGCAGGAGACCGATTACGTCAATCACGTTTTCATGCAGCAGAACCCCGGCTTCATGATCCTTTATTCATTCATCAAAGACGCGCTGCTGTCCAAGGTCGGGATCGTCAAGGTGTGGTGGGAAGAGCGCGAGGAAGAAAGCCGCGAGACCTATTACGATTTGACTGACGATCAGTTCGCGCTGTTGGCGCAAGCCGTGATGGAATCCGGCGGTGCGATGAACATCGCGGCGCATACCGTTCACACCCATGCTGGCGCTCTCGAAGACAACCAACAACTCATGGGAGCAACGAGCTGATGAATACGGCTGTACCTTTGCTGGGCCTGTCGCAGGACGTTACCTCCGCTATCACACACGACGTTACACTCGTCACGACGCGAAAACTCGCCCAGGCGAGGGTGATGGGCGTTCCTCCGGAGGAATTCGGCATCGAGCGCGGCGCCCGCAATATTCGCGACTGCAACTATTGCTTCCACGAGGTCGTCACCAAGACCGAGGGCCAACTGGTCGCGGAAGGCTTCGATCAAGACCAGGTCAGGTCGCTCGATGATTACACCGGCAATACCGAAATCGAGACGCTGGCGCGCGACACCGTGCAGGAGCATTTCGGCACCATCACCGGCGAGGCAAACTCGGCGGCGCGGCTGGTTCGTATCACCGAGCACTATGTGCGGATGGATTATGAGGGCAACGGCCGACCATGCCTGTATCAGGTGATCACCGGCGGCGACCAGGGCGAGATCCTGCGCAAGGGTGGCAGGGAATGCATCACGCCCTTCGACGCCATTCCGTTTGCGACCACGACGCCGGTGCCGATGACGCACCGCTTCTTTGGCCGCTCGATCGCCGAGCTGGTCATGCCGCTGCAGCGGGAGAAGACCGCGCTCAAGCGCGGTGCGCTGGACAATCTCTATCTGCATAACAACCCGCGCGTGGAAGTCGCTGAAAGCAATGCCGGCGCCAATACGCTCGACGATCTCCTGGTGTCGCGTCCCGGCGGCGTGGTCCGCACCAAGACCGCGGGCGGGCTGAACTGGCAGGTGGTGCCGGATATCACCGGATCGATCTTTCCGATGCTGCAATATCTTGACGCCGAGCTGGAAACCCGCAGCGGGCTCAACAAACAGAGCCAGGGCATCGATGCGAACGCATTGCAGAACCAGTCGGCGACGGCGGTGGCGCAGGTGTTCTCAGCCTCGCAAATGCGGATAAAGCTGATCGCGCGGATCATGGCCGAAGGCGTGCGCGACATCTTCGCGCTGCTGCATGGCACCATACGCGAGCACGGCCAGCAACAACAGACGGTGCGGCTGCGAAACGCCTGGATCAATGTCGACCCGAGGACATGGAAAACGCGCGAGGACATGACCATCAATGTCGGGCTGGGTTCGGGCGGCAAGGCGCAGCAATTCGCGCAACTTATGGCTTTGGCGAACGTCCAGAAGCAACTGATCGCCGGCGGCAAAAGCAACCTGGTCGGCGACCGCGAACTCTACAACACCGCGGCTGAACTGACCCGGATCATGGGGCACAAAAACCCCGACCGGTTCTTCTGCGACCCCACCGCTGTCGATCCGCGGACTGGACAATTATTGCACACGCCGCCGACGCCGCCCGCGCCGCCACCCGACCCAAAGCTGCTCGCCATGCAGGCGAGGGCACAGGCCGATCAGGGCGCGGCCGCGCACAAGGCGCAGCTTGAGCAACAGAAGGCGCAGAGCGATGCCGTTCACCAGCAAGTCAAGATGCAGGCCGAGATCGAACTGGCAAGGATCAAGGCTGAGCTCGACGCCAAGATGTCTCTGCTCGATGCGCACCTGAAGGCCGCGATCGGGCAGCAGAAAATGCAGCACGCGGAAGCGCAACATCAGATGGAGGTCGCCGAGGCCGCGCTTGGCGTCGCGGCTACCGCACATAGCCATGAGCTGAAAATGCAGCAGAGCGATAACGGACGGGGCACATCCAATGAGTGATGAAAGCAGGCTCGAGCAGGACGTGGCAAAGGCCATGCGAGCCCAGGAAATGCTCGAAAGCGAGTTGCTGACCGAAGCGTTCACTGGGCTCGAAGACAGCTACATCGCCGCATGGCGCGCTACGGCAATCGAAGACATCAGCGCCCGTGAAAAATTGTTTCTCGCCATCAATATCGTCGGCAAGGTGCGCGATCATCTGACCGCGATCGTCACCAGCGGCAAATTGGCCCAGGCTGAGTTGAAAGAACTCGCGCAACTCGCCGAGCGACGGAAGCGTTTCGGAATCATTTGAGCGCGGTCTGGGTGGCGAAGGGCTTGCGCAACGATTGACGTAGTTTCTGGTTTGTTCTACCAGAAGTAGAGGGCTGCGGATATCTGCGGGATGGCCCGGAACGTAGCCGATCGTGGGCAACATGAGTTCTGGTGCAAACCCGTCGACTCCGACCATTGAACCGAGTGCCAGCGATATGCGACCGCGACTATCCTGGTGGAAGCCGGGTCTTTTAAAATATGTGTTGCTCGCTCTGATTGTCGGGAGCCGGCTTGGGATGACGCTTCTGGCGTTCTCTCATCCCGATTTGTTTACCCCGTTGGCACGGATATACTTCGTCTGTTTGCTTGTTTTATTCTTCCTTTTTTTGGGTGCCTTGTTTCGGCACAGATGGAAAGATACCGCGATCCTTGTCGTGATTTTGGCCATCGCTCTGAATCCCTTCTACGTACGACGCGGATCGCCTCTGTTTCGTTGGCTCTATGCGGAGGCGTTTCGTATCCACGCTTCTCCGATCGATAGATATCTGGCGCAATGCCAAATGATTTGGTTTGTCGAGCAAGGCGTAGAGCAGAAGCTCGGCAGATGCGAGACACTTGTAATAGGGAACGAAACGATAGTTGACGTATTTTACGACACGACGGGAGAGTTCGTGTTGCCACTGTCGCAAAGAACGCCCGAATGGAAGGCGGCGATGTCGCATTTTTCTCCACAGAAACTGCTCATCAACCAGCAAGGACGTGCGAGTGAGCTGTTCGGAAATTTCTACCAAATTACGATTGGAGAGATTGAATTTGATGGCGACGACGAGCGGTATTGGTATGCGCCGACTTTATGATGGCCGAGCGAAGATATGACAGACCCACGTTTTTATGTTGGCACCGAGCGAAATCGCCAGTTAACTGGTTACGTACCGGCGAAGTTTCTCATGCGCAGCGGCGCGTATGTCAGAGACCCGTCGCGGCAAGCAAACCGCGGTCGCCATTTAATGACTACGGTCAAGGGTCGCAAATGGCGCGGCTCCAGGGTGTTGCGAAACCGATCGGGGATGGCAACGGCATCGGAGATTGGACAGATTTTCTGGGAATCGATTCGCAGGAGCCATCGCTGCCGGCCTGGCTCTCCAGCGGACGACAGACCGATCAGGTATCTCGGCAGGCGAACGCAATAAGCTGGCCGTTCCGCCGCCGGCCGTTCGAGCCCGTCCCCTCAGGCGCGCGCATGGCGCTCTGCTGAGCAGTTCGCGAAGCGCTTTAATCAATGCTCAACATCGCGACAACACGTGCAACAAAAAAGTTTGACACGTCGGGGAAATCACCGGCATAAGTTCATCATCGAAAGAATGACAGGCCCGCGTCGGGGAAAGCCGATCGCGGGTTTTTTCATGTCGGCACGAGACCATGAGAGACGACATGAGCTGACAAACAATTCGCTGCCGAGCGCGCTCTTCGGGCGACCGCAGCAAATGAATTGGCGCGAGCCAACGCCGACCCTGCAATAGAGCAGGCGCCCGGCGAAGACATCATGGAAGCCGAACCGGAAGCGATGCTTCCGCGCCATCGCGCCGCCGAGGTCTTCAGAATCTTGAACCCATCCACGTCCGCCTGGCGGACTCGATCGCACCGGCTCGCTCAAAGAGCGCGGCTTCCAGTTGCGCCCCGCGCAGCTTCGGACCGCAGAGCGCTGGACAATTGCAAGGAATGACCATGTCTCTACCGACTTCAACCTTTGCCACCTATCAGGCGGTTGGCAACCGCGAAGATCTCTCGGATATGATCTATCGGATCGATCCGACCGACACGCCCTTCATGAGCGGCGCCGAAAAGGAAAAAGCCTCGGCCGTCAATCACGAATGGCAAACCCAGGCGCTGGCCGCGGCTTCCGCGGCGAATGCGCAGCTCGAAGGCGACGATCCCACCACGACCGTGAGCACGCCCACGGTTCGCCTGGGCAATCTCTGCCAGATCTCCTACAAGGTGGCACGCGTCTCGGGCACCCAGCAGGCCGTCGATCACGCCGGCCGCGACAACGAACTGGCATATCAGGAAATGCTGAAAGGCCTCGAGCTCAAGCGCGACATCGAGACTATCCTTGTCGGAACCAACCAGGCCAAGGTAAGTGGCAACACCACCACGCCGCGGCTTACGGCTTCGATCCTGTCATGGATCGCATCCAACACCTCGAAGGGCAGCGCCGGTTCGCCTGCCGATCCATCGGTGACCGACGGCACCGGTACACGCAGCGATGGCACCCAGATTGCTTTCACGGAGGCGCGATTGAAGAGCGTGCTGTCCTCGATCTGGATCAATGGCGGCAAGCCGGGCACGATTCTGACCGGCGCCTTCAACAAACAGGTGTTCTCGACCTTCACCGGCCGCGCCACCGCGATCGAGGAAGCCAAGTCGAAGAAGATCGTGGCTTCGGTCGACGCCTACGAGTCCGACTTCGGCAAGCTCAAGGTGGTGGCAAACCGCTTCCAGCGCGCTCGGGATGTGCTGGTGCTTGAGATGGACAAATGGGCGGTCGCCTATTTGAACGGCCGCAACATGATCTCGGTCCCGCTGGCCAAAACCGGCGACTCCGATCGCTGCCAGATTCTGGCGGAGTACGCGCTGGTCGCCCGGAACGAAAAAGCCAGCGGCGGCGTGTTCGATAACACCGCATCCTGATCGGCCTCGTCAGCAAGAGCTAGGGCGAAGCGATCCGAAAGCCGAGCGACGGCTGCCGGATTGCTTCGCCACCTCGCTCGTGCCGACGCCCATTTCATCGCCCATTCTTCTGGAGATTCCCTAGATGTCGCTTCCCGGCAATCATACGCTCAACACCACCGACCTTACGGCCTATACGCCGTCCTGCGGCGCTAGCCCTGTCGCCGCTTACATCCGCGTGCCCTTCCGTTGCAGGCTTCTGAAGGCGACCGGCATTCTCGGCGGCGCCATCACCACCTCGGATGCCGCTGTTACCCTATCGGCCAATTCGACCACGCTTGCGAGTTTCACGGTGACCCAGGCAGGCTCGGCCGCGGGGCAGTTGTTTTCGGTGACGCCGCCATCACCCGCTTACCTGAACGAGGATGACGTGATCGTCCTGACGCCTTCCGGTGCCTCGGGCGTGTCGGTTCCGATGCATTACTCCGTCAGCGTGAGGGCCGCGTAAATGTCGTTCTTTCCGAAACAACCATCTTCTCGGAACGGTTCGTCTCAGACGATCGCATTCGATGCCAGCGTGGCCATCGCGAATGCGTTCGGTCCCGAGACCTACCAGCTTCGTCTGGTCTCCAATTCGGGCTGTTGTTACAAAATCGGCGACGGTGCGCAGAATGCGACAACGGCCGATGCGTATCTTCCGGCCAACGCGATCGAATACGTGATCGTCAGTCCCGGTCAGCGCATCTCCGCCATCAAGGCCAGCACCAACGGCCTCGTCACTGCGACAGCGGGAACGCTGTGGGTCACGGAAATGTCATGATGGACGGCGTTCTGATCCGGCCTCATCTCGACAGCAATGGTGAAGACCTGGCGATCGAGCATGTCCAGGACGTCGAACCGATTCTGGAATGGAACAAGCAATCGCGCCGCTGCGAACAGAGCAGCGATTGGGGCCGGCACGTCGCGCGGATCCCAAACGTCATTTACGTCAAATGGCTTGATGAGCAGCATGCCGCCGGCAACACGCATCTGCGCATGTTTACCCCTGAGCTCGATCAGATCGTCCAGAAGAAACTCGGCGATCCCGAATGGGCCTATTTGCGAACCGACCGGCCGAGACTGCAATCCGGCTGGTCAGCGGAGCTTGCGTGACACAAATCATCGACTACACATCGCTGCAGGCGGCGGTCATCGAATATCTCGCAAGAGATCAGGATGCGACCCTGATTGTCCGCATCCCGACTTTCATCCAGCTCGCGGAAGCAAAGTTCAACCGGCAACTATTCGTGCGCCAAATGGAGCAGCGCTCAACCGCGCTGGTCAACACCGCATCAGGCGAGCCGGAATTTATCTCGCTGCCGGCGGACTTCCAGTCCATGCGCCGCGTCAGGCTTTCGAGCGTGACGGGAAAGCCGTGCCTCGAATTCAAATCCGGTACGCAGATGGACGAGTACCGGTTCGCCAGGTCCGATCTCGGCGGCCAGCCGCGGTACTTCACGGTATTTGGCGAAGAGATCGAATTGGCGCCGACACCGAACGCCGCCTACACCATCGAGATGGTGTACCGGCAGAGCATTCCGCCGCTTGCATCCAATGCCACTAATTGGCTCTTGGAAAAAGCCCCTGATCTTTATCTCTACGGCGCGCTGCTGGAATCTGCTCCTTACATCAAGGAAGACGGCCGCATCCAGATCTGGGCACTCGGCCTTTCCGCGGCGCTGAACGATCTCAACAATCTTGGGCTGACATCGACGTTCAACGCCGGACCAATGACGGTCAGCGTCTCCGGCCAGATCATCTAGGACCATAGCGATGGCATCATTCAACAAGTTCAATTGCTTTGTCGGGGACGTCGCGCACGCGCTGCACGACATGAAGACGGGCACGGCGCAGGTTTATAAGGTGTACCTCACCAACACCGCGCCTTTGGCGACGAACACCGCATACAACACGCCTGCCGATCTTCCGAGTGCCAACGGATACGCGGCGGGAGGCGTTTCGATCGGCGCCATTACCGGCGTTCAGAGCTCCGGCACGTTCTCATTGTCCGGCGGCACAAATCCGGCGTGGACGGCTTCCGGCGGCTCGATCGGACCGTTTGAATTTGCCGTGCTTTACAATTCAACGTCGGCCACTCAGCCGCTGATCGGCTGGTGGGATTACGGCACAGCGATCACCTTGACCAATGGAAACACGTTCACCGTCAGTCTTGCCTCGCCGGTTCTGACGATCACCTGAGATGGCTGAATTTCTCGACATCTGCCGGTTCACTCCCGTTGCGGGCGGCACCACCGACTGGGCCGTTGCCGTCGCGGCAACCGGATATCAGGGCCCGACAGCCGCCGGCGCCGTCAACGGCGTCGTCTATCGTTACCGCGCCGAAAGCGCCGACCTTTCACAATGGGAAGTGGGCTTCGGAGCCTACAACAGCGCGACCGGCGTTTTTGCGCGCACCACCGTTCTGTTCAACTCGCTCGGCACAACGGCGAAAATATCGTTTTCGACAGTGCCGCAAGTTGCGATCGTTGCGCTTGCGGAGGATTTGCCCTCGCTGACCAAGGCCAGCAACGCTTTCACCGGCAATATCAGCGTTGCCGGCACGCTCGCCGTTACTGGCGTCAGCACCCTGGCGGGAGCACTGGCCGTCAGTGACAGCACGGCATCCACTTCCCCAACGACAGGCTCCGGCAAGTTTGCCGGCGGCCTTGGCGTTGGCGGCGCGTTGTCCGTCGGCGGCAAGATCGTTCCATCGACGGCGGCAGGCCAACCGCATTTGCAGACGGCAACAATAACCAACGTCGGGGCGTCTTCGAGCGTCCAGATCCTTGGGAACCAAGCTGGATTTATCTTCATTCGAGAAGGTAATACCACAGGTGATTGGATTATCGCCTTCCTCGGGACGTTTGCCGGAATTTCGGTGCTGGCTTCCAGCGGCCTGTGGACACTTTCGACCACTCCCGCCGCGAACACATACAGCATTGGTTTCGACACCGGCACGAATACTTGGCGCATATTCACCGGCTCCGGCGTCACAACCAGGGGCTTCTCCTGGGGTGTGTGGGCTGTAAGTTGACAATTGCGCTCGCCGCCAAACAGGAGACGCCCTCGTGAACAAGAAACAAGCGGCGGCGCTGGTCATGTATCTGCAGCGTGCGCATGGGATTGTCCCGACTACCGGAGCCGAATGGAGCCTGGTGCAAGGTGCGCTTGCAATGATCGAAGGTGTGGCAAATAGCATCATCGAAATCGAGGTCAGGCCCGCCAATGCCGCCGCGATTTCCGCCGACCCGCGTGAGTGAGGCATGTCGCTTCTCGGTTTTGATGCGCTCGGGCGGCTCGCGCCGGGGCAATTGCCGGCCCGTGGGCTAACGAACACGGTATTGAGCGCAGGCGCAGTCGCTTTCGCCGTCACGGGCCAGATGCCCTTTTTCAATCTATCGCAGCGCGCGAATGCGGCTGCTGTTTTGGCCGCAGGCAATGTCGCGTTATTTGGCGAGAGGTTTGCCGTTTCGGCCGGTAGCTTGTTGACCGCCGGTAACGCCGCGGCGATTCAACTCCGGTTGGCCGGCAATGCTGGCGGCTATGCGATCGCCGGTAGCGTGGCAGCGTTTATGGTCCGGTTTTCGCCATCCGCGGTCGCATTCGCCATCAATGGAAATGCCGCGCCGCTGGTCACGTCGGCATCATTCGGCATGGGCTCATTCGCTGTCGCCGGCTTTGAGGCGAACTACACGCGCGATTTCGAGGCGTGGTTTCCGCGACCGTTCGACACCGATGGCTGGCGGGGAAATTTTATTGAGAGCGAACCGTGGACGGGCAAGGTCACCTCGTCTGGTGCGTGGCTCGACAATCCGCAAAGGGCCGAAACATGGACGCCAGCTATCATTCACCCCAAAACCTGGACCGCTGAATAATGCCGCTTCTTGCTATTGGCGACTACCGCCCGGATGTCAGCGACTACGAAGGCCAAGCCACCCGGAATATTCTGAATGTGATTCCGCGCGGCGATGGCTACGGACCGTTTCCATCCTTTTCGGCTTACACGTCGTCGCTTCCGTCGGCCTGCAGGGGCGCCTTCTACGCGCTGAAATCGGACGGCAGCGTGATTACATTCGCCGGCACGAGCACAAGACTCTATAAGCTCAACAACACGGACTTCACCTGGACCGATGTTTCAAAGGGCGGGTCGGTCTATTCGGCGGTGTCCTCCACGGCGCAATGGCAATTCGCGCAAACGGGTAACCTGGTTTTTGCGACACAGGCCAATGCGGTTCTGCAGGTATTCGATCTTTCGTCAGCAGCAGCATTTTCCGATGCGCTCGGCTCGCCGCCGCAAGCGGCCTACATCAGTGTGGTCGGGCGCTTCCTGGTGTTGTCAGGATTGCTCTCGACGCCATTCCGCGTCCAGTGGTCCGGATTGAACAGCTTCAACAGCTCCGCCAGTTGGACTTCCGGCACGAATTCCTCTGACTTTCAGGACTTCCCTGATGGCGGCATCGTCCGCGGCGTCGCGGGCGGCGAGGCGGGGATCAATTTTCAGGATCAGGCGATCCGGCGGATGTCCTTTGTGCCGGGCTCGCCGATCGTTTTCCAGATCGACCGCATCACTCAGGACAAGGGGCTGTTCGCGCCTTATTCCATTATCCGGGCAGGGGAACGAATCTTCTTCTACGCAGGTCAGGGGTTTCACAAGATCGAGCCAGGCGGCGTACCTGAGCAGATCGGCCGGGAAAAGGTCGACAGGACTTTCCTCGCCGACGTCGACAAGGGCAATCTGCAATTGTTCATGGGCGCTGCCGATCCACGCAGCACGCGAGTGTATTGGTCCTACAAATCCGTCTCCGGTGCGCTCGGAAATTACGACAAGCTGCTCGGCTATGATTTTCTGCTGGATCGATTTTTCCCGGTACTTTCGAGCGGCGAGTATTTGCTGGGCGTGTCTCAGACCGGGCTGACGCTGGAAAATCTCGACAGCATTTCG